GATGGCGGTAGGAGTTAGCAGCGGGACCTACGATTTCGAGGCATCCAATGCTCAGATCATATCGGAGGCATTCGAGCGCCTTGCCATTCGCGGGCCGGCTTTGACGCGAAGCCATATGACGTCTGCTCAGATGTCGCTGAATCTTGAGCTTCTACGCTGGACAAACTTGGGCGTGAATCTCTGGAAGGTCACCAGCGGCACCATCAATCTGGCGGCCGGCACGGCGACCTATGCGCTGCCGCAGCAGGTGGAATTGCTGACCGACCTGACCTACCGGACGGTGAACGGTTCGTCGGCGCAGGACGACAACGACCGCTACATGCTGCCCCTCACGCGCCAGCAGTATGCGATGATGCCGGCTAAGGGCACGCTGGGGGTCCCGACACAATACTGGTTCCAGCGCCTGCCCACGCCGCAGATCACGCTCTACCTCGTGCCGTCCGCCGGCGCCCCTGACTACATCCTGGTCTGGTATGGGTTGCTGCGGATGGAGGATGCGAGCCCCACAGGCGGGCAGACCCCCGACATTCCCTACCGGGCCTATGACGCCCTGTGCGCCGCCCTGGCGCATCGGCTGGCCATCAAGTTTTCCGAACCCGGCGTTGTTGCCGCGCGCAAAGCGGATGCGGCCGAGGCTTGGGCCGAGTTCACGGCGAATGACCAGGAGATTGGTAGCGCGCTGGTTGCCCCGAACGTCGGCATGTACGGGCGTCTCTGAGGGTGGCCTACGGAAACCGCATTGGGCGGGCGCGGCTCAATCCTCGGAAGCCGTCTGCCTTCGGCGTCTGTGACCGTTGCGGCACCTGGTATCTCTTGAACGACCTGGGACGCCAGTTTCAGTGGACCGGCCCGGCTTTGCAGGATCTTGGCATTCTGGTTTGCGCGCGGTGCAACGACGTCCCTCAAGAGCAATTCCGCACGGTGATCCTGCCGCCCGACCCCGTGCCGCGCATCAATCCCCGGCCGGAGGTCAACACGACACTGCCTGCGATCGAGGGTGGCAACGTGCCGGTGGCGCCATTTAACCTGGGGTTCTCGGTCTACGTGCTGGGCGCGCCGGCCATTGGGCGCATTCCCTCCACGAAGTCGGATGCCCTGGCGGCGATAGCGGCGGCGTCCGGTGTGGCCACGCCCGGCACTGAGGTGGATCAGTCCATCACGATCGCAACGGCGCAGGTGTCGCAACAGGTGATGGCGGCAAATGTGGCGCGATCCTGGGTTGCGCTCTACAACCCGTTCGTGTCCCCGATCGCGATAGCCACGGGCGCTGCGGTGTGGGGAGCGGATACGAACGTGATGCTGGGCCCGGGACAGGCTATGTTCTGGGCAACGGCGCAGGGTAACGGCACGCCCTGGGCTGGGGTGCTTTCGGCGGTCAGCCTGGCGGCCGGCACGGTGTTGTGGGCTTGGGAGGCATGATGTGGCGGCGCAAACCTGGGACAGTATTCGCGAGGCGGTAATCGTCGCTCTAACGCAAAGTCCATCGCCCTACACGGACGTGCCGCCTGATTTCGAGGTTCTGTTCCCCCAAGGCACGAGCTACGCGGAAGGGCGCATCTATCGCGAGATGACGCCGCTGTGTGCCAGGACGCAGAACAGCAGCCTGTCGACCGTGAGCGGGTCCCGCACCATCGACCTGTCGGCCATGACGCCGTTGCCGGTGCTGGTGCCGGAGGGTGTGGCGCTGGTGATGCCGGCGGCAACGCTGCCCGCGGCGGGCACACGCTACCAGTATCAACTGACGTCGCTGGATTTCATCGACACGGTATGGCCGACGCAGGCTTCGACCTTATCGCCTGTAGCGGCCGAGTATCGTGGGCGCTGGTGGGCGATGCAGGATGATGCCACCATCGTCATTTGTCCCACGCCAAACGCCGCTTACCGGGCGGAAATCACGGGCCTGTTCCAGCCGGAGCCGATCAGCGCGACGAACCCGACCACATATCTGTCGACGACCTACCCGGAGTTGTTCGAGAACGCCGTGATGGTGTTCCTGACGGGATGGTTGGAGCGAAACTACGGGCCGCAGTCGTCAGACCCGCAGCAGTCGGTGTCGCACGAGAGCCAGTATCAGACGCTATTGGCGTCCGCGATGGCGCAGGAGCAGAGGATGCGCGGCCAGGGGACGGGGTGGACGGCCTTCACGCCAACGCCGCTCGCCACGCCGCCGCGCACATGAGCCTGATCCCCTTCTCCCTGGCGCTGAAGCCCGGCGTCTCGACGCAAGCGACCGCGCTCCAGACCGGTGCCGGGGTGAATATGTCGAACCTGATCCGGCACAAGATGGGCCAGATTCAGAAGCTCGGCGGCTGTGCGCGGTTGTCCAACTCCACCTTCATCGGCACGGCCCGGTCGCTGCTCCCGTGGGCGGATTTGAACGGGCGGCAGTTCATCGGGATAGGCACGACCGAACTTTTGCAGGTCTACCAGGACGGGGAGATTTACCCGATCCAGCCGGTCGAGGCGACGAGTGATCTGCCAGCGCCGTTCACGACGGTAGCGGCGTCGACTACGGTCACGATCACGGACGGGTTCTTCGCTCCCGTGGTTGGGCAGTGGATCAACATCGCGAACATCACGTATGTGGACGGCATCACCCTCCAGGGGCTCTACATTGTGTCCTCGGTGGGGACGGGAACGTATGACATTGAAGTGGGAACGCCGGCGATTGCTGGCGTGGTCGGCGGCGGCGACGTTCTGACCTTCGACACCACGAACCTTCTGAACACCATTGAGATCACCCTTGGCGCGGCGACGTTTGTCGACGGGCAGGCCTTGATCGTTGGTGTTCCCACCCTGGTCGGCGGCCTGACGGTCGAGGGGTATTATCCCGTCGTCGTGACCGTGGGGCCCGTCTACACGATTGCCGACGATGAAGCTGCGAGCGCCACGGCGACCGGCCAGGAGAACGGCGGTGACGTCCGCATCGAGTACCTCCTGGTATTGCCGCTGGGAGATTCCACCACCGGGACCTACGGCACCGGCTTGTATAGTGCGGGCCCATACGGACTGGCGGAGCCCGGGCAGGCTGCCATCCCTGTAACGTGGTGGCTGGCCCTATGGGGGGAGAACCTGATCGCGGCCTATGCTCAGGGCACGCTCTACGAATGGACGCCGCCGGTGGCCCTGGGGAATGTGGCCACGCCGGTGGCGGGCGCCCCTTCTGCCATGAACGGTGTGTTCGTCGCCGCGCCGCAGCAGCAGGCCGTGGCCTGGGGAATCTACTCGGCCACGCTGACGGAACAGGACGACCTGCTCATTGGCTGGTGCGACGTCGCGGACCTGAACGACTGGACGGCTACCAGCGTCAATCAGGCGGGCACCTTCCGGCTGTCGTCGGGGTCCCGCATCCAGTCCGGCCTGTGGAACGGGCTGTCCGGCCTGATCTGGACGGACCTGGATCTGTGGTCGATGACCTATGTGGGCTTCCCGCTGATCTACGGGTTCAACCGGATCGGGGAGAATAGCGGGTTGCTCGCCCCGCGGGCCGTGGGCGTCCTCGGCTCGCTTGTGGCCTGGATGTCGCAGGACGAGTTCTTCATCTACCGCGGCGGTGGAGTGCAGACCCTGCCGTGCAACGTGCATGACTTCGTGTTCGACAACATCGACAAGAACTACCAGGACGCCGTGTTCTGCGCGGTGAACTCGTCGATGTCAGAGTTTGCGTGGTGGTATCCGACGCAGGGCAGCGAAGGGGTGTGCAACGCCTATGTGAAGTGGAACTCCCTGGAGAACCTGTGGGACGTGGGCTCGGGATCCTTGATGCTCTCGGCCTGGGCGGATCAGTCGGTGGTCGGCACGCCAATCGGGGCGGACTACAACAACCTGATCCAGCAGTTCGAGATTTCGGACGACTTCGATGGGGAGCCGCTGGATAGTTGGTTCCTGACCGGCTTCTTCCAGATGAGCGAGGGGGAGGAATTTGTCACCCTCAAGCGCATCCTGCCGGACTTCACGCTGTCGGATGGCGGGGTGGTGCAGATCACGGTCTACGTGTCGGACATGCTGGTGCCGAACCCGGGGTATCCGGTGCGGACCTATGGGCCCTACACCGTGACGGCCGAGACGCCCTACTTCATCGTCCGGGCCCGTGGCCGGGTGATGCAGTTCAAGGTGGAATGCACGACGCTCAACACCTTCTGGCGCTACGGCAAGCCGCTGGCTGAGATTCAGAGGGAGGGCCGGCGATGATGTTCCCATCCGTGAAGGTCGAAGGCCTGGATCAGACCAACGTCCAGTTGACGAACATCCTGCGTCAGCTTGGGGCCATCTACGACCGCCTGGGTTCGTCCTACATCTCGACGTCCTCCAACAACGTCTGGACCGGGACCAACACCTTCAAGCCGCCGCCGCTGATCAATGCGGGCTCGACGTCATCGACCACCTTTCTGCCCACGGGCGCGCTGTCGAAGCAGAGCTCTGCCGCCGGGATCGGGAACCTGGCGGACCTGACGGACGACACGCTGTT